GAGCGTCTGGAATCTGGACAAGAGATGCCCTCTGATCTATTTAATGTGTTCGCAGGAAACAGGACCAAAGTAACAAGGAGTAAATAAACATGAACCAAGTAACAGAGAAAAAGTCTGCAGGTTTACCATCAAATATGTTTGAAGGTGATGCAGCAAAAGGTTTGGGTACAATAGGTCAAGAAGATCTAGCCCTTCCTTTTTTAAAAATCCTTGGACAGCTTTCACCAGAAGTTAACAAACGTGATGGTAAGTATGTCGAAGGTGCAGAACCAGGTATGATATTCAATTCAGTATCTGGCGATCTGTATGATGGAGTGAAAGGTATTGATGTGATTCCATGCTTTTATAAGTTAGAATACATCGAATGGAAAGATAGAGGAGAGGGACCAGGTGCACCAGTTGCCATTTATGATTCTTCTTCAGACATCATGTCCAAAACAAAACCTGATGCAAACTATAAAGATAGATTACCGAATGGTAATTATATCGAAAAGACTGCATCTCACTTTGTTATAGTATCGGGAGATAGTCCGTCGACAGCACTGATTTCTATGAAGTCTACTCAATTAAAAATTAGTAGAAAATGGAACTCTATGATGTCCGGTATTAAGATGAAGGGTGCAAACGGAATGTTTACACCGGCATCTTTCAGCCATATTTACAAACTAAAAACAACCCAAATGCAGAATGATAAAGGCACTTGGTTTGGTTGGGAAGTAAATAAAGTTGGACCAGTAACTGACAAAGGTCTTTACGATCAAGCCAGAAGTTTTAGTGAAAGCATTTCAAAAGGAAGTGTGAAGGCTAAACATGGTGAAGATAAACCAAAGGACCAAGCTAGCATTATCTAATTCTCTCAGAGAATGAGTGCACAGTGTGGGCCAGGAAGGAGACTGAGTGGCCCACATGGGATAGTTATGGAACAATATATAGAATTTTTTAACGGATATAGAAATGCCTATGGTGTGGCTGACTTCAACCACCAGGATTCAAAAGTAGATCCAGATACAGGCAAAAAGAAACCTGTATACAGGTGGAACTTTGAAGAGCTTACTAATGAAATATATAATCAACATCTAAAAGGCGAACTATCAATAGGTATACAGCCATGTACAGAAGACTCAGAAGTTAAGTTTGGGGTCATAGATATAGATCCAAAAGATTATGCTGACTTTAATAAAAAAGATTACATAAATATAATACAACAATACGAATTACCCTTACTACCAGTAGAATCTAAGAGTGGTGGCCTACATTTATTTTTATTTTTGGATACCTTTACAGATTCTAAAACTGTAAAATCTTTTCTTACAAATTTATTATCTTTGTTTGGACTTAAACAAGATACAGAAATATTTCCAAAACAAACACAGCTAACAAAAGATAGTGAAACAGGTCAACTACGACCAGGACAATTTATAAATCTACCGTACTTCGGGGAGGAGCGTAAAGCTTTAAACGTAGATGGTACACCATTTACACTAGAACAATTCATGAAAGTGATTAGTGCAAACCTGATTACTAAAGAAAGACTGAAAGAAATTACAGAAGAGATTGAACACAAAAGTATGCAGGGTGTTGACGAAGAATTTTTAGATGGTCCACCATGTTTAGCAGCAATATCTAAACTATCTAGTAACGAAAACTTTGATGGTAAAGACAGGTTTATGTACAACTATCACGTTATGGTTAAGATGAAATATCCAGACAACTGGCAACAAAAAGTTATGAATGCACCAGTAAAATATTTTGCAGGTGTACATGCAAACGCGTGGGATCAAAAGTTTTTAAATCAAAAAGTAAAATCATGGAATAGAAGTTCCAAGGGTTATACCTGTACACAAAGTCCACTAAGTGAAAACTGTAAGAAAGGTATATGTGTTAAGAAAAAGTTTGGAGTCTTGGCAGGATCAAAAGGTTCTTACCCTGTACTAACAAATTTAAAAAAGATAGATTTAGACCCAGAACCAGAGTACGAGTTTGATGTAACAAAACCAGATGGTATTGGTACAGCTACAGTACATTGTAAAAATGTAGAGCACCTAAATGATCAACGTAAGAGACGTAACTCAATATCAAAAGCTGCAGGATTTTTACCACCACTAATTAAAAACGATGAAGAGCAGACTGTAATGGATACATTATATCAAACACAGAAAGTTGTACAGCCACCTGTAGGTACATCACCAAAAGAAAAATTACATGATGTTATACATGCAAAAATAAATGGACCAAAAGCAACAAGTGATGCTGCATTTAAAACTGGATCTGTATTAATAGAGGATGACTATGCATTCTTTAAGTTTGATAAATTTTATGACAAATTAAAAGCAAAGAATTGGAAGTATAGTGAGGACAAAACAGGACGTATGATGCAGGTATTGTATCAAGAATGTGAGATAGAATTTTTAGAACAAAAAAGATTTCCGTCAAAAGAATCTGGTAAATATCATTCATCAACAAAGAATATAATACAGATAAATATAAAAACATTTGAAGAAGTACCAATACATCACACTAAAACAAAACATAAGACAGACATAATATGATTAGTAGAAAATTATTCGGGCCTCCGGGAACAGGAAAAACAACTAGGCTATTAAAGTATGTTAAAACATTTTTAAAATTAGGAACACCCATAGATAAGATAGGATACTTTGCATTTACAACTAAAGCTGCGAACGAAGCTATTGATAGAATGCTAGACTACCACACAGCTTTTGAAAGAAAAGATCTTAAACATTTTAGAACCCTACACTCCCTTGCTTTTAATCGACTTGGTATGAAGAAAGCACAGGTTATGCAGGACGAACACTACGAAGACATAGGTAGAAAACTAGGTATAGAAGTTACAGTATATTCTAATGGAGAAGAATCTACAGGATTTATAAATTCTGATAGTGAGTATTTTAATTTAATAAATGCAGCTAGAATAAAAAATATTACGATAGAACAAGAATATAATACCGACATGTACTCACAAGACATAGACAAAAGGTTATTAAAAATTATTTGTGATGAGGTACAAAATTATAAAGAAGCGTTTCAACTGGTAGATTTTACAGACATGATAGAAAAATTTATTGTGTCTAAATTGTGTCCAAAATTTGACGTAGCTTTTATTGATGAGGCACAGGATTTATCACCCATACAGTGGAAAATGTTCAATATTATCAAGGAAAACAGCAAATATGTTATACTAGCAGGTGACGATGATCAAGCAATTTATGGCTGGGCAGGTGCAGATGTAAAAAAATTTCAGCAAGAAATTTCAAAAAAAAACATAATTTTGCCACAATCTTACAGAGTTCCACAGAGCGTACAAAACATAGCAGACAAAATATTAAATTTAATTCCAGAAGATAGAAGAGTTAAAAAAAATTGGAAAGCAAGAGAAGAACAAGGAACTGTAAATTATATTTATGATACAGCAGATGCACCACTGGACCAGGGAACATGGCTAGTGCTGGCAAGATACAACGATAAATTAAATAGACTCAAACCTACACTAAAAGAACGTGGTATATATTTTGAATTTAAAGATCGTAAAAGTTATAAGATAACATTGTTTAGAACCATTCTAAACTACATAAGATGGCAGAAAGGTGATGATCTATCTTTGTCTGAAGTTAAGGATATATTTGAATACACCAGCACAGAAGAAGAATTAACAGAAGAAAGAATGTACAATCTTGAAGAATTTGGTTATGATAAAAACATACCTTGGTATGACGAGTTTACTTCTGATTATGAAGAGTGTTTATACATAAGAGAAATGTTAAGTAATGGAGAACAATTAAGAAAGGACCCAAGAGTAAAATTATCAACAATACATTCTGCAAAAGGTGGTGAAGCAGATAACGTATTGTTAATATTAGACAATACAAAAACAATACGAGATGCATTAGAGAAAAGTTCTGACAAACAAGATGAAGAACACAGAGTATGGTATGTAGGTGTGACTCGTACAAAACAAAATCTATATATCATGGCAGCAAAAAAGGAGGACCAAGGTTATGACATCGAAAGTTTGGGATAAGCAACACGGAGGATCACACTATCAGAAATATAAAATTCAGCCTAGTAAGTTTGTAGTAGAGAATGAATTGCTATATCCTGAAGGTTGTGCTATAAAATACATAATAAGACATCGCGATAAAGGAAAGAAACAGGATTTGTTGAAAGCAATACACTTTATAGAAATGATTATCGAAAGGGACTATAATGAAAATTCCTAAGTTTGAAGCACAAACTGAATGGGTTAAACCTACAGAATTTCCAGACCTGCGTAAAGTAGATGAGATTGCAATAGACTTAGAAACAAAAGACCCAGACTTATTAAAGAAAGGATCTGGTTCTGTGATTGGTAATGGAGAAGTTATTGGTATTGCAGTTGCAACAAAACATTACAAAGGATATTTTCCAATAGCACATGAAGGTGGTGGTAATATGGATAGATCAAGAGTTATGTCTTGGTTAAAAGATATATTAGAAGCACCATCAACAAAAGTATTTCACAATGCTATCTATGATGTTTGTTGGCTACGGGCAATGGGTTTTAAAATTAATGGTGACATAGCCTGCACTATGATTGCATCAGCGTTGACAGATGAAAATAGATTTAGATATGATCTCAATAGTTTATCGTGGCATTACCTGGGGTATGGTAAGAATGAAGCTGCACTTGCAGAAGCTGCAGAAGAATGGGGTATTAATCCAAAATCTGAAATGTATAAATTACCTGCAATGCATGTTGGTGCATATGCAGAAAGAGATGCTGAAGTAACATTAGGTCTTTGGCAAGAAATGAAAAAAGAAATTATTAGTCAGGACCTGGAGGATATATTTGATTTAGAATCTGATTTGTTTCCATGCCTGGTTGACATGAGATTCAAAGGTGTGCGTGTAGATGCTGAACGAGCTCATGCAATGAAGAAACAATTAATCTCACAAGAAAAAGAATTATTACATAAAATAAAAGGTGAAACAAATATTGATACACAAATTTGGGCAGCTAGATCTATTGCAAATGTATTTGATATATTAAGATTAGAATATCCAACAACAGAGAAAACAGGAGCACCATCATTTACAAAAAACTTTTTACAAGAACACAAACACCCTGTTGTAAATATGATTGCACAGGCAAGAGAGATAAACAAAGCACATACAACATTCTTAGATTCTATTCTACGTTACGAACACAACGGCAGAATACATGCAGAGATAAATCAATTACGTAATGCTGGGGGTGGCACGGTAACTGGTAGGTTCTCCTACCAGAATCCAAATCTACAGCAGATACCAGCTAGAAACAAAGATCTTGGACCTAAGATAAGGTCATTATTTATACCCGAGGAGGGCCATACATGGGGTTGTTTTGACTATTCTCAGCAAGAGCCTAGGCTGGTAGTGCATTATGCTTCTTTGTACAAACTACCATCTGTATATGACGTTGTAGATTCTTATAGTAATGACTCTAGTGCAGACTTTCACCAGACTGTTGCAGATATGGCTGACATACCTAGATCACAAGCAAAGGTAATCAACCTTGGACTGTTCTACGGCATGGGTAAAGCAAAATTGCAAGCAGAATTAGGGGTAACAAAGGACAAGGCTGCTGACCTATTTAATACATACCATTCTCGTGTACCATTCGTAAAACAACTAATGGACAAGGCATCAAACAGAGCACAGGATCGTGGACAGATACGAACGTTGCTGGGTAGACTATGCAGGTTTCACCTGTGGGAGCCTAATAGTTTTGGTATGCATAAAGCCATGACTCACGAAGATGCACTCAGGGAACATGGACCAGGGATTAAAAGAGCGTACACATACAAAGCATTAAACAAATTAATTCAAGGTAGTGCAGCTGATATGACTAAGAAAGCAATGTTGGAATTGTACAAAGAAGGTATTATACCACATATACAAATACACGACGAACTAGATATATCTGTAAAAGATGAGGCTCACGCTAAAAAAATAATTGACGTGATGGAGAATGCAGTTACATTAGAGGTCCCAAATAAAGTCGATTACGAACATGGAGACAACTGGGGTGAGATACATGGATAATTATTATGGCTTATTTAAATGCAAACATACCACCAACTTATGCTCAAATAAGAAAAGAATATTTATACGATTTACAAAAACATCATGGAGAAGTTGAAGACTGTATTATCTTTGGTCTATCGGCTATTACTGGACGTAGCATTTTATGGCACGCTATTATGGAAAACGGTGCAATATTTTATCGCCTACCAATTAGCGCGTTTATTCAAAAGGGATTTAAGCCATCCGACGTGCCCACAAGAAGACTTGATGAACTACAGCTCTGGAATTGTTTTTCTTATTATCCTGCTGTCACTTCTTGGGATATTTTAGACGGACAAGCCGGTAAATATATAGGTAAAGATAAAAAATGGCACCCAGGAAAATATTTATTTACTGTTGATTTTGCTCACCCAGAGAGTAATATACTAGACACAGACCATTCTGAAATACCGCACGAACACAAGTGCGCACACATTATTGCACTAGACGACGGCAATTTTGCAGCACAACCAAACAATAGATGTATATGGGATATACCTTCTTTTACTGTTAAGGATTATATTCCTGACTGGAAAGTGCAAACTAATGAATGGAATGTAGAAGATAGTAGAGCTTGGCGTACAGAAGATACCGACAAGTTTTTCTATGAAATTGAGGAGAAAAAACATGATTGAAAAATGTAAAAATATTTGTTGCAGAATCTGGGACAAGATAAAAGAAATCTTTAAAAGATTAATGTTCTGGACTAGATAATGGATTTAGCAGCATTATTAAAAAAGAATTTTGTATTAGTTCCGGTCATAGCATCTATCCTGGTCGGAACTTTTACAGGCGTTCGTTATGTTGTTAATTTAACTGACACCATTAATTCTAATCAACAACAAATTGTAGATTTAACAAGAGATTTAAAAGTTGCGGAAGATAAAATTACAGATCAAAACACAAGACTATCATCAGCAGAAGCAACATGGCAGATGGCAGAAAATTTATACAGACAACTAGCAGATCAAGTCAGAGAGCACGACTATGATATTAAGGATTTAAATAGGTAATGAACTATGGAGATAGCCAGGATGAGTTACAAATTCACAGCAATATTAATAGCCCTGTTATGTTTTATGGCTTTATTTATGGAACCTGCATATCCTAAAAACGAATATCTTAACAATTACGATAATAGATGTGGTGAACTAGACTTTCGTGTTGAAGATAGAAATAACACACAAGATTATCATACATACAACTCAAGTGATTATGATAATGACTCACAAAATTTTAGCATAACTTACAGAAAATATTTAGGCACTAACTGTAAAACTCAAAAAGAAAACGTACAACTTAGACAACAACTAGAATTAATGAGAATGTGTGGTAGAGTTAATAGTAATCCAAGTCTGGCATTAAATGAAAATTTTGCTTTACTTGTATCTAAATGTAGAGGTGTTTCTCCTGCAAGAGATAACACAAGACCTGATGATTCACAAAGCCATTGGGATAATTTAAAAGATAATTATAAAAAAGAGAACCCAGAAATTAAATTAATGGGAGATAAGTTCATAAACTCAGGAAAAAGTGAATTGAAAATGCCACCAAAAGACTTTATACTACCATTACCAAAACCAAAAGATGAGTAAACCATTAAAAATATCAGAAGAAGCAGCAGTGCAAATGCCAATGAAAACGGTTGCTTCTCTAATTATAATCGTAGCACTTGGCACTATGGGTTATTTTCAGATTATAGAACGTCTTAACGTTGCAGACACTAGATTACAAATAATGGAAAAAGATCTTGAAGAGAATACCGAGTTTAGAATAAAATGGCCACGTGGACAACTAGGTTCATTGCCCGCCGATTCTGAGCAATACATGATGCTGGAAGATCTTTATAAGACGACCGATAAATTAGGCAAACACATAGAGTCTATGGCATTAAACAAAGTAAATATAGAATTTTTAACAAAACAAATGGACAAAGTCTTAACAGACATTGAGTCATTAAAAGATAAAGCTAGAGATATGCATTACAAGAATGGAAACGGCCAATGATTGTTGAATGTGTAGCTTTGTTGATGTTTATAAATGGAGAAATTAAAGAAGCTCGTTTACAAGATAAAGGTATGGCACAATGTATACGTGGTAAACTCACAGCAGAGAGACAATACAGCGAGAGTGTATCCTACAAATGCTACAAGGGTAAGGCAGAATTAGAGGATAATATTGACGGCAGTAAAAGTATTAAAAAACTTATTATTGAGTAATGAAAAAACCCAATAAGAAGCGTAATCCTGTTGCAAAACAATTAAGACATTTTAAAAATAAAGTGATAAAGAATAAAAGAATATATGACAGAAAAAAAATCAATAAAAATTCACACAGAAATAGTTAACGGCGTTTGTCCAACTTGCGAAGAGTACACAATGTTGGTTGGTATAACTAGGTCTTTTTATAGATGTATAAGTTGTGGATCTGATTTAGAGCAACACGTCAATGGTTGTATAAGATACATACCTCGTTTACACAAAACAACACTAAAATCTGTGGTTGAAGGATATTTTAATGGCGAAGAAGTCTAAAGGTTTATACGCAAAGGTTGCACACGTACCTATATTTCACAAAACGTCGATTGGACGTAATCCTAGTAAATGCAAAATGAACAAATCTAAGCGACGTAGTTTTAAAAAATACAAAGGTCAGGGAAAATAGGGGTTGACATTATTTTATAGGATATTATATTATCCATATGAAAGAAAAAATAATAACAATAA